TCTATTGTCATTACACCTTTCCAACCAAATTTGAATATTTCATATATTGCAAATGGTGGGTATGCTTTCCAACTATTCTTCATATTTCACAACCTCCTGCAGTGCAAGCTAATTCTTGTGCTCCAACTGTCATGTCTTGAGTTTCGTATTCTGCTAGCCTTGACCATTCTACTGTTTTTGGCATCTTACTTAACATTTCTTTATACTTTACTTCTTCACAATCTTGATATGGCGCTTGTTGATATGTATGCTCACTGAATGGTAAGAATGAAACACCAGACATCCAATCAAAATGCTCATATACCCATGCTCCTACATTCATCCATTCGTGTTCTTTAACAGAAATAGTTACCGATGGTTTATGTTCACACCAATGTTTTTGATACATTAACCAATGCTCTAGTTGTTCAATAGCTGACATGTCAGATCTAAAAATAGCTTTAGTATTGACTTTCATAGGAAATGAAAATACCGAAGTATGATTTGGATTCATAACATCGTCTTCGACTGGAAATCCTGCTTCAGTCATATACATTGTAAGTGGATCTTTTTTATCACCTCTTACTGTTCGTATATAATATGGATTATGTCTTGCATGAATACCTGATGCAGCATCTGTTAATTGTGATACAGTTCCACTCGGTTTAACACATGTTATAGCTGCAGAAACAGGAATGCCAATCTTTTTTGACCATTCTAAATTTGTATCTACTGCTTTTTGTTTTAATCTTTGAAGTAGATTTTTTAAATCTTTATTTTTTGGACCTGTTAATGGTGAATCCATAATACCAGTTAAACTTACACCGAGTAATCTTTCTTCTTCACAATTTTGTCTCCAATGTTTTGATACATATTTAAAATTAACAAGAGTTGATTGAATAGTACCAAGAATAGTTGCGAGTTCTACTTTTTTCAATAAAGATTTTTCTGTATCAGTCGGTCTTATAACAACTTCAGATAAATTACAAAATTCTCTATCTCTTAAAATAATTTCAGAACACGGATTTGTTCCGTAATTATATCCTTCAGTAACTCTTCTTTCATTTCTATTAGCTTGGTTTGTAGCCGAAGCTCTATTGAAAATACCTCTTTCACCAGATTTTGAATCGTATAAAGCTTTCCATTCATCCATAAAAATACCAATATCTGGTTTTTCTGTATAACATGCAGAATTATTAGCTAAAGCTCTTTGGCTATTCTGCTCCCACCATTGACCGGCTTTTGCATGTCTCATACGATCATCTGATAAATTAGATAATGAAATAAGTGCAGATCTTCTTACGCCACCTACAACTACAATTTCTGCAATCTTACAAACAATATCGTGACATTCAATTGATGATAGTTTTCTACCATGAGCTCCTTTAAATATATTAGTTACAAATTTAAAAAGACCATCTAATGGTTCAGGACCAGATGCTCTACCGCCAAAAGTTTTTAATGGCGTACCTGCAGGCCTTATTTTTGACAAATCCCATGTTGGTATTTGACCAATATACAACATACCAATTAATTCTTTAAAACCTCTTGCCCAACCCATTTTAGAATCAGCTACCGTAATACTAGTATCTGAATTAAAAAATTCTTCTGCAATAACAGGTAATTTACTTACTTCTTGTCTTTCAACAGAAAATCCAACGCCTGTTCCATTCATTAATACATATAAAATTTCATCAAATGCCTGTACTCTATTAATTGCAACATAAGAACAATTATAACCTCCTATGTTATCTTTTTTCAATGCTTCGCCTGCTGTCATTAAACATCTCATCGATGGCATAATGCTAGTATCTAAAACCGCTTCTTCTAAAATACTTTTCATTTTTGTATCTAATTTAAAATTATGCATTTCATCTAAATGTTCTTCAAAAAAATTAAAATACCTTTCAATAGTTTCACTCCATGATTCTCTACGACCTTTATCTGGCAACCATCTCGAATATCGAGATAGATGTATGAATTGTTGATATAGTGTTGGTAAATTATTATTTTGAGTAATAGACATACGTACCTCGAATTTGCGGTTTTAAAAATTTTAATTAGTTGGTTGGTATATTATATATTAAAAAAACTTAAAAGTAAACAAAAAAATTCACTCTTTTTTAAAATATTTTTTTAACATTTCGATTTGATCATCATATCTCGCTACTATATCTAATTCTTTTTCCATAGCTTCCATAACATCAGGGTGTTCACCTATTCCGGCAGGTGTTGTTAAATATACTTCAACATTCATTTTGTGTTTATCAATATGGCCTTGTGCGTGGCTAATCATTGATTCAATAATATCATCTCTTAATCTCATTTTTTAATTCTTCTCGCTTTATCAATTGCTCTACTTCCAAACCAAAAAGATATGATAGCTGCAAAAATTGCTTTTGTATCATCGTCCCAAAGTAAGTTTATTGCTTCAGAAAAATCAGTTCCTTTTTCTAAAGCTTCCATTAATAATGTTATTTCAATAGTTGCAAATAATATAAAAAAAGCATAAGTTATAACTGGTCTTACAGATTTTTGTAAACCAGCAATAATTCCACTACTTTTATTGATTGCAATATCATGTTGTATTAAACGATCATGTTCCTTATCTGCTCCCATTTGTTCATAGACTTTAAGGTCATGATCATATCCGGCTGCTCTTAATTCAGCCATCATCTTCATTTTATCTAATTCATGTTTATTGTCTGTTTTTTGAGCAAACGAATCCGTTATTGCAGGTACTGCTGAACTAGCAAAACCTAACAATGATCCTAATATCGATAGCATAATTTATCCTTTCATTCAGATGGCTCTGTCGCCGTGCATTACAACACTGACTAATTTCATTAATTGATTTTTTGTGCCGTTATTAATCATGTCTTTTACTTTTTCAACATTTTTCTTATTCAATCTTTTATCTATTGCATTAAGTATTGCTGAAGCCGTGAACATATCTATTACAGCTTGTCCGTCTTTTAATTTTATTTTTCCAAACTGTTTTCTTTTTACAATATTTCTGATAGTCGACATATTATCTTCGGCTATTATTTCTTCTGCTTCCATATATCTTTTAAAACTCTGTAATTGAAATCTTTTTAGAAGCGCAGGTAATTTCTTTCTTCTATCTATAACATTAGTCGTTGTAAAACGTGGACCCATAGCAGTATCAGCAGGATTTGGAATCGCGGAAGTATTAACTGCCGGAGCATCCTCATTCTTTTGTTTCTTTTTCTTTTCCATAAGGTTTACAAGCTTTCTGTTATTCATCTTATTAACTCATTAGTAGTAATATATATGTTTTGATTGGTTTTCAAATGAGTAACTTCATATATATTTAAACCAAAAACTGTATCAATTGGGTAACAATCTGAATTTACCTTTACTTTATCATTAGTATATACTTCTTTTTCGTATGTAGAATTTAAAACTTTAGAATTTCTAATTTTATATACACCAGGAGATAGTTGATCGTCTTCTAAAACAAACCATTTGCTACTCTCTGCTAAAAAATCTAATTTTTCTAAGTTACATTCTTTAATTATTTTTTCTAAACCATTATCAGATAATTTACCATCTTCTTTTATAAGAAATAATGCTGAGGCAAAACTACCTAACCTAGTACCGCCTCCAGGAATCTTTTGTACAAGTCTTTTTATATTAGCACATAATCTAACAAAAGGAGTCCAAGCATCTCTTCTTTCTGGCGAATTTAATCTTTCTGCTTTTATTCTTTTACCTTTTTCATCTATTAGTCCAAGTTTATATGCATCCCAACTTTCCCATTTCATAACCATCATTCGAATAAATCGAAATGTATAAACCAAATCGGCTGCACCTTTTAAAACTCCCATTATATTTCCCTTAATTTGTTTATAACATCTTGATCCATGGTTATTCCGGTGTATTGGTCATTTTTTATATATTTTAAATAAATTAAAAAAGGCTTTATAATTGGCCAATGATTATCATTTAACTTTAATTCAAATATCTTCAATGCTCCAGATATAGTAAAAGAATTACAAAGAATTATAATATGATTTAAGATTAATCTTTCTGCTAATTCGTCATGTTCTAAATAGCGATTGACTAATCTTTTTACATATTTAAATCGTTTCAAATCCTCGTAAAACTCTTCGATATCAGAAAAGTTAGGTTTACGATAATTCTGCGCAGCAAAAAGAATAAGATTCTTTTCAGTAAGTTCATCAATAATAACCATAATATTATATATTATATATTAAGATACGTTATAATCTTGATGTATAGCTTCTTCTAATTCTTCAATTAACGTTTCTTTCTTTTTTCTACGATCAAGTTCAAGTCCATATCTGCGTCCAACTGCTTCGAGTTCCATTTTACTACAAGCATCATAATCTTTCATCTCCATGTGATCTGTAAGTTCTTCAACTAATTTACTTTTACTATGTCTTCTATCTAACTCAACACCGTGTTGTCGACCAAGAGATTCAAGTTCTATTTTTGTCATTTCATGCAAATTTTTACCATCATCATCTTCGTGATCATGTGGTTCATCGCCACCTTCATGAGAATGTGTGATGCCAGTATCTTCATGAGTATGTTCTAGAGGATCGGCTGATACATGTACAGTTTCAGTTTTAACAGCTGATGCTACAGGTTTTGGTTCAATTATTTTAGGTGCTAATGGATCTACAATACCCATCCTATCAACGTATTCATCAACCTGTTCTTGAGTAAAACTTGCACCTTTTAATATTTCACGCCTTTTGGCATGCCGCCATCCCTTTGTAGTAGGTACAGCATTTCTTAACCAACCACCTGGTCTACTAATTGGATTATCCATAATTTCTCCTTTATCACTATTATATGTTTTTCATACTTTGATATGCTTTTACTAAACTTTCCATTTTTTGACTTGGTGAAGCAGGATCTTTCATTGGCGTACCGCTTTGTACTACTTTACTATCTCCAGATCTAGTATTATCACCGCCACTTCTAGGTTTGGCTGATGGACCTCTTGAACCAGCAGCTTTTGCATCTTCTGGTGCTTTAGCCACAGTATCATTCATCTTTGCACCTTTCATCATATCGGCTTTCATCTTTTTAGCACCGCCGCCTTTTAGCATGTCATCCATAGTTTCTTTTGAATCCATATTACCATGACTTCTTTCTAATACAGATAAAAGGGCTTCACGAATTTTGGATTCACTCATTCTAGCTTTCTGATCATAATAGTCTTTGTGTTTATCATGTGTACGATCATATGCTGGTAACTTATCATAATCATGGCCATCTTTTGCTGCCATTCTCTTGGCTTTTTGTAAGTAATGATAGCTGTGATCACCAGGAGTTTGACCAATAGATTCATTTTTTTTCTTATTAATAGCTGCTTGTTTATTTGCCACAAACTGTTTATTAGTCAATGGTTTCTTCTTTATTGGTTTTATTAAATTTTTATGATCTGGATGAAGAGGTGTGTAAGGTTTCATTCCTTTGTCAATTCTTTTTTGATTTGCTTGTGCTTGTTTTCTTGCCACGAACATATCATTTGACATACCTTCTTTAGTAGTCTTTTCCATTTTCTTTTCTTTATCTTTCATCTTAGGATTCATTTCAGCAGTATCGCCATTTTCACCTTCTGGTTCATCTTTTGTTGGTGAATTCATTTTTTTACTTTTCTTTTTCATTCTTAACATAGCAAAATCTTTTCCATCGATATCACCATCTTTATCGTGATCAAGTTTATGTTGATCTCCAGATAATTTTTCTTCTAATGGCTGGGGTTCATTATTTACAGATGTGGCCCCTGGCATCTTTATAAAACTAAATGTCATATTTTTTTCTCCTTACATGAACATATGAGCTGCTATGGCACCTATTGAAGCCACTATTACTACCCAGAATAATCTATTTATTAAGTTAACGGTTCTGGCATTCTCGTCAACTTTAAATGATATGTCGTCTATTTTCATCGATAACTTATTCATTCTTTCATACATTTTATTATAGTTATCTTGCAATGATAAAATTTTTTCTTCTGCTCTGGCCATAGAAACCATCGCATCGGTTAATCTATCTAATTTTTCTTCAATTGCATCTAGCCTATGGTCCATCTCAGCCATTAACAACACCCTCTTTTATTAATCGTTCTCTGTTTTTAAGATGAGCTTCTATTATCTCTGTTTTACTTTGGCCATGATATTCAACACCGTATCCATTATTTATCATTTTCATTACTAATGAAGTACTTTCAGTTAATTCTCTTCCTATCATTCGTTTTTCTTCTATTTCTATATCGCCAAGTATTCTACCAAATTTTCCTTTTGAATCGTACGATTTACAAACTAATTTTACTATACTTCCTACCGGTAAAAGATTTCGAACATATTCTTTCGATAATAATCCAAATTTTTTTTCTTCTAAATCTCTTGTCCTGGATTCGGGTGTATCGATACCTTCTAAACGAATTCGTTCTTTATGTATCCACACGCCGAAACCAAGATCAATATCCACGTCGAGTGTATCGCCATCAACTATTCTTAATACTTTAGCATTATATTCGTACATAATTACCCTATACTATGAAGCATCCTTTCTATGCCAAATGGCCCAAAGGATCCATATTGCGATTAAACCCATAACGCCTTGACTACCTAGTCCAGCTAACATAGCTGAGACGTTATCAACTACACTCCAATCGCCAGGAATGAAAGGCACACTGCCTATCCCTAACACTTCGAGTATAATTGCGAGAGCAGCAACGCTTACACCAACGTCGGCAAGTGCGCCTGCCCACCCTCTGATTTTTACTAATATTTCCATAGTTCCTCCTATGTTTAATCGACGACGCTAATTCTTTTAACCACCAAATTCATGTCCAGCAACTCTTTTCATTTGTTTGTTGAATTCCGATTGTGATGGCTTATCTTTATATAATCTAATCGATATCTCCGGTCTTTTCTTTCCTTTAATTCTCCAATTATAACCCTTTTGCTTATGTTCTGGTTTACTGGTTTTTACAACTCTTCTTTTATATCCAGCTTCCCAAGATTCAGCACCTTCAACGTATTGTTTAAAATCTAACACTGTGCTATCGTTTACTTTTTCTTCTTTTCATGAGTTTATCTAACATTGCACCGGCTTGACCAGGTGTTATGTCTTTCATTTTTTTAACTGATTCTGGAGAGCCATAATCTGCTAAATAATTTTCTTTAAAATCAGATGGATCATGATTTGGCATTACTGATAATACTTTTTTAATATTATTTGGATGGCCTGTCATTTTAGTACCATCACCAGCAGCTTTATGTTTAACACCATGTTTTTTTGTTAATTTAATGAAATCAATATCAGTATTATCATGTTGATCTATATGATGTACGGCTTCATCTATATCTTTTCCACCTGCTAAATCTCGATACATTTTTCTAACCTGAGATTTAGGCATACGATCAACTGAATCTATCATCGAAGGTTGTTTTACAATTTTTCTTAACTGTTGTTTTATATCACTTGGACTTCTTCCAACCATTATCATATCAGGCAGTCCTTCTATCTTAACTCTAAACATCATACCAGTTTCATTACCAGTTGTCATTCCTTCTTTTACATTTTCATTTGTACTATTCATTTGCATTCTTTTTTTAATAACTTCACGATCAGTTGGAACCATTCGCACACCTCTTCTACCATCTGGTTTAGTATAAACTTCGGGTTTTCTATCCGCACTACGTACATTTTCGTTTGCTTTTTTCATCATATCCCTTATTTTATCTATTTTATCTTTTTCTCCGGGTTTTAGCATAGCATTTCTTTTTTGCTTGTTTATTCTTTCTATAGACTTAGCATATTCTGAAGAGCTTTCAGTTTTTTTCTTTAATTTACTTTTTACAGTTTCATAACCTTTTTTAACAACATTGCCGACTGTTGCTGCAGCACTTCCAATAGTCGATGGATTAATTCTTGATGCCACTCGAGCTACGGTTGGTAAAAGCATTAATGGATTTTCTTCTAAGTTAGTATTTTCATTATTTGGTAAAGGACCTTTCTTAGCAGAAAGATAAGCTGCTATTCCTTGTTCACGTCGTTTCTTTTTAGAATGTCCATCAAATCTTTTATCTTTTGATTGTTGAAAATCATCGATCCAAGCTCCGATTCCGTCTGATACTTTTAGTGGCATTTTTTTATCCTATTTATGATGATTGGTATCTTCGTAACCATGTTTAGCTATTCTAGCTTTATATGCTTTATGCATAGCTGAACCATGACCACCTAAATGTTTATCAGCAAATTCTTTATGATGAGCTTTCATTCCACTAGACACTACTTCGTTATCATGTTCTATAGCTGCAGTAGCATGTTTTTTTACAGCAACTGCTGTAGCTCTACCATGTTTACTACTAATTGCCTGTAGCGTATTATTCATTTTTTCTTTAGATGCTCGTTTTTCTTTTGCTGAAATATCGGTCATATGAGCATATGTAACTACACCTTTATGATGATAAACGTCTGCAGCCATGTGTCCAAGATTCTCGTTTATTAAATTTCCTCTTATTTCGTCGAATGTTTTCATTTTTTTATCCTAAGCTAAATCTTTATCGTGATTAAGTCCACCACGCTTTTTCTTTGTTATAAATGCATTAACTCTTGCATGTCCCCATTGAGATGGTGTAGTTCCTGGTCTATGACCAGTTTTCCAAGCAGCTACTCCACGATTATATACTTTACGTAATGTACTTGATGAAATTCCAGATTTTTTGGCTTTATCTCCTAGAGACTTACCAGCTTTATCTTCTTCAAGATGTTGTTTAAATTTTAACATTATACTGAAGTCTCCCTATTTTTTTTAATAGCATCACGCATTCTAGCTCTGTCCATAGCCATGTCGTGTCTTTTTGCAGCTATTCTTTTTTCTCTATCAACTTTTGCTTTTGCCATCTTTATATCTTCACCATACATTGCTTTAAAAGCTTTTGTATATTTGCTTTGAGGCATTGGTTTTTTTCGAGCAGCTTTATCACCAGGTGCATCTTTGTATGCACTATCATCATCGTCTGGTTTATCACCGTGCTTTTTAAAATGTGCATCTCTTTTTTCTTTAGTTTTTGGTTTTAATCCTTTGTGATAAACAGCAGGTTGAGAACCTTTTCTCTTTTTTATATCGGGATCTTGTGCAACTTCAGGTCCTTCATATATTTCATTATCTAAAGGACTCCATTCTTGAAATGTTAACGGTTCGATATCATGAAGCCATTTTCTTAAATGGTGCCCATTCGAAGTTTCTACAATAACGTAATTAGGGCCTTTTTTTACTATTTTTGTAACTTCATCATTTTCTTTTACAATTACTTTATCATTAATTTTAAAAATCATACCCTTTACATATGCCTCTCTGATATCTGAAAGTTTTTCTAATTGAATTAAATTTTGAAATATCTTTTGTTCTTTTAAACCCATTCCCATTCTTACTGAATTATATAATTTTTTAGCTTCAGTATTAGACATATTTCTGGGTAAACCCTGTGAAAATTTAGTAAAATCTTTTTGTTCCACAGCTTGACGCATTTTAGATGCTGACATTCCAGTTGTACCATCAGCATCAGGATCTCTTTCACCAGCTGATATAATGTTTATTTTTTCAAAGTTATAAAAGCCATGACGAGCTTTTTTACCATTATACTTATTTAATAATATTTTAAATTCATTGAGCCTGTCAGATCCAACAACTAAAGAAATATGTTTATAACCTTCATCATATAACTTTGTTGCTACATCAAAAACATTCTTAATCTTTTTATCTGCCATAATTTGGCGTGCATGTTTCGGAAACATTTTCCTTGCATATTTAATTTTTTCAACAAAGGTTAATGGATTTTTTTTCTTATCTTGTGTTTGAGACAAATAAACTCGATAAGGATTTTTACCAGATTTTTCTGATAATGTTCTCATTAACTTTTCATGACCAATAGTCGGAGGATTCATTCTACCAAAAGTAAAATAAACTCCTCTGCTTTCTTCAATTAAATATGATCTAAACGAATTTACCACTACATCTTCTTTCTTGCTATTTCTGCTCTTCTTTTCTTTGGCATCAATCTTCTTTGTAAAATATCTAATCTTTTTTGAAAAGATGGTCGATTTAATCTTTTTTCTATTGAAGCTTTTGCTACATCAGATAGTTCTGATTTTTTACGCCCTTTTAATAGCTTATCTGCTACGGCTTTTCGAGCAGATCTTCTTGATCTTTTCTTTAAAACTGGATCGCGCGCCATTCTTCTTTTTGCTCTTTTACGAGCAAGTTTAAGAACAGTCTTACGTCTTTTTGCATCTCTGGCTTTTTTCCTACGACCAGAAATAGATAAGACTTCATCTAATGTTTGGGATTCTTCGAAGAGTTCAACGTCTTCTTGCGTAAAATTTTTAAACGATATGGACCTGTTGTCTGCCATCTTTATCTCCCTGGTTTATCCCATCCCTTGATTATATTGGGTGAAAAGTTAGCGAATGAGAATTCCATTCGATCAACTATTTTCACTGCATCACCACCAAGTTTATCTATTGCTACATAACCTTCTTGACCTGTAGAACGATATCCTCTATTTGTTTTTAAAAATGTATTCGTCTTATTTAGTTTATTTAATATATTTATAAGTTTTAACTTCGCTAAAACGATAACTTTTTGCAAATCAAACATTCTTTTTAGGCTTTTTTTATTGCCATCAGAGAAAAACGTTAAGATTTTTTGGAGCTTTGCTTTTTGACCGGCTTGGCCTTTTTCTGTTTTCCTTTTATCGATTTCTTTTTGGTATTTTTGTTTAATCCAATTAATGAGCTTGGAAACATGATTACCTGTATTAACGACCACTTGACCTTTGCGTATATAGCTATTATTAAATTGCTCAATAAGTTGAGCCAACTCACGATTACTTTCCAAAGTTTTAAGGGTAGTTGAACTAATTTGGTTAAATAAGAACCCAGCGTGACTAAGATATTCATTAACTTCCTCCGTATCTTTTTTTGTCATCGTATAATTAGTCATATCTCTTAACATAGCGTCTTGAGAAAAAACATTTGCACTTTTTTTAAATTGTTTTATATTTACACCATAAGAAGCTTTCATCGTTTCGAAAGATCTACCACTATATGATGTATGCCATACGATACCCATTTTTGCTTTTTTAACTGTTTTAGCCATCTCTGTGCCATTTGGGATAGCATATACAATTGTATTTGGGTGAAACGTAACGTATTGTTTTCCTTTTATTTTAGATATTGTTAAATCTTGTTTTGAGAATAAAAAATCACCTTGAATAACTCCTTTAATTCCAAGTTCTGGTAAATATTTTAATGCGTCTTTTAGCTTAATAGCCAAACTCCCAGAAGTATCAGCATCAACGTCCTTAGCATTATAATATACTTTTGGTGATTTATTGAAAATCCCCTTTTTCGCAACAAAGAAATTACCGTTTCTGGGATCAATACCAGCAAAAATAGCAGGAGCACCATCCCACTTAACACTAACTGACCCATCTTTCACACCTCCTAATGTATCTCTCATTGATCTAAGAGCAAGAATAGCTTCTCTTGTACCTTTCACTCCGCCATAGAGAACTTTGTCCTCTATATGCGTCATATGAGTATTTTTTTGCTCAGCTATAAAATCTATAAAGTTCATT